GGGGTTAATTGTTTTCGTTAATTAAAAATTAACTACTCGACTTCTGATTGTCATTTATTACACTTTGTCTACATCTGCAACAATAACTTTACCATAGAATTCGCTTCTAACCATTTTCTTAGCGTATCTAGTCATAACGCCTTTTCTAGGTGTAAAGTTAGTTGGGTCGTAAACTAACGGTGTCATAATTAACGGTACATAAGGTGAATACACAGCACCAGTTTCTAAGAAGTTAGAACCTCTAAATCCAACAAGGATTTGATTTTCCATCATATATGGGTTCTTGTATACATTGAATCTGTTGTTCAACATACCAACTTTTTGAACACCCATAGCGTAAGAACTATCTACAGCACCATCTGAAGTTGTAGCATATCCAGGAATAGATTCTAGGATTGTTGCTGTTTCAGGTGAGATTACTATAAAGTTAGCTCCTCCTCTTAGAGTTTTTTTGGTGAATTGCATTAGATACAGCTTGTATCTTGTTACCTAATGTCTGGAACCATTCTCCCTTAGTGTAAGCAGATGCGTTAGTTGCAGTGTTTTTGAAAGAAGAACTTGAGCTTTCATACTCGCGTCCAACAAAAGCTGACCATCTTTCTGTCTTAGCGGAAGCACCACTCATCAACATATCAAGTATTTCTAAATCAATTTCCATTGAAATATATTCACTTAATAGTGATGTTAGTTCTGCTTCAGCGTCAACTGAATGATAAGCGTTTAGGTCTTGAGCTAACTCAGGAGTCCATACAGCTTTTAGTTTTCTTGTTTTTGCAACGATTGCAACACTTCTAAGTGCGATGTCAATCTCAGGTATTCCTGCGTCTGACTCGGCACTTGTTCCACTTGGTGTAGCTTCAAAGTCACCTCTAGTAGTATCGGTTGGAGCCTTGTGATATTTAAACACAATGGTCGAACCACTACCATATATAGATGACGGTGTAGTTACTAATGTAGGGTCAACAACAAATGAGATGTTTGAACCAGTTGTTTTAGTGTAAGCTGGGTAAGCTGTATCTAAATGTGTGTCTCCACTACCACTAAGTTCATATGCTCTAACACCATCTAAGTCAGGATTTGTAAACGCTGATTTAGCGATTATAATCTGTCTTAAGTTAGTGAAAGATGAACTTAATGTTGGTTCAAAATCTACATCACTAAAATTAACTGAAGCTGTTGAATAAGAGCTTGTTGTTACTGATAATGATGTGTCGTTAATTGAATAACCGAACTTTCCACCACCATATAAACCTTCAGTTGCATCACCAGAAGCTGATGTTACACCGTGAACATTTTGGTTGGCGTTAAAGTTAGATTGTTCTGTTCCATATCTGAAATCGAGATAAAATATTAGACCTGATGGTAAATTCATTGGCTGAACAGATACGAAATCTTGTGCAGCTAACTCACCAAAAATTCTACGAACTAACGGTAAAGCAACACCTGACCATTGTTCATTGTTTGATGCTGTTCCAACGCTTGAAGCTTCGTTGACAAGTTGATTTGCTTGGTTTTCAAGCAACACTGCCATACCACTTCTTTGTGTTTCAGTATCAATACCTTCTAATAGACCAGTTGGCTCCCATTTGGAAGTCAGTTGTCTTGTTTGTTCTAAGAGTTGTTGATGTGGATTGTTACCATCAAGTAATTGATTGATGTTTTTTAAATCTGACATTTTATTCTCCGATTTTGATTAATTTGTTTAATTTTATAAATTGATTTCTCAAGTTATACTAAGTTTGCAAGCTTCTTGAATCTGTTTTTCATCTCAGCTCCTTCAGAAAGAACTTCTTTCTTCGGTGCAGTTGATTGAACAGGTTTAGATGCTTGACCTTTACTCTCGTTTACTCTCTTATTACCATTACCTTTAAAAGATTCTGCTAATGTAGCGTAAACTAATTTGATTTCTCTTAAGTTTTTAGTGCGGTCGAACTGCTCTACAACTGAAAGTTTTTGATTATTATTTAAACCAAACCCTCTAAAGAGTTTGTTTGTAAATAGTAATTTAGCATTCAATAAATTAACTTCGTTTAATTTATCACGAAGGAAACCAATTGTATCCTTGTATTCTTTTAGTGTGTCTTTCATTTCGTCAACACTATCTTCCTCATCTTCGTCTTCCATTCCTTCTTCTTCAGAAAGAGCTTTAATGACTTCGTCAAGGTCGATTTCTTCGTCTTCATCAGACATTTCTGATTCTTCAGATTCCATTACTGGTTCTTTGACTGTTTCGTCTTCAGAATTTTCATTTCCACTTTCTTCA